ATATACTTAAGTCCATAGTGTATCTGTTCAATAGGGCTTTTATCCTTGATAATAGGATTCTTTAACTGTAGTAATCCATATACATAAGACTTAGTAGGGCTTGCTAGGTTACCTATGGCTTTATGATTCCAAGCGCTTTCTTTACCTATAAGCCTTGAAAGACATATCGCTTCTTTCTTAGGTAATACGATTCTTACATAATCCTTTGGTTGAATGGCATCTATTGAGCCACTATCTGCACTAGCCATTGGTATAGATAGAGATATCCCACTAACGAAGGCTACCCCCCGCGCTAGCCGCAAGCGGCGCGGTGTGAGCCCTTTGTGGGCTCTAGCCTGTAGAGTACCGTATGGTGGAAGCACATTTGCATAAGTGCTGGTCAGACCGGCGTTTCTAATTGTCTGTCGAGTAGAAGCCGCTTCCTTTAAATTGGATACTAGGCACTGAATAGATTTTCTGCATCGAACTATGGCAGAACTGGCAAGTAACTGTATGTGGTTCATGGATTGATAACTCCTTCTCGTAGCGCAAGTTGGCCTCGCACTCTTCGTTGGTACACTCAAATTCATAGATTGGCATTAGCGCACGTCCTGCATGGGACTTCCTTTATCTTCCAGGAGCCGCATTGGTTGCATCTCTCAGGTTCTAAGTTTATCGTGTCTTGCTGAATATCTCCGTAAATAGGTAGCAATAGTTGAACCAGGTCTTGAAATCGCATAAACGCTAGATACTGAGAAGCATCTTCACCTTGACCGTTCATACGACACACCACGATAGGCAGTTCATCTGGAACTGCCGCTCTCTTCTCCACCTGTTTCAACCATGCTAGGGGCTGGAAATCGCTTCTAGCCTTGACTTCTATGTCGAACGGGACATTATGAATGTCTTTTCCAGACCCCCTACCGATGCTAGCGCTTCTCCACCATTGCGAGAGATAGGCTGCAACCACTCGCTCGGTACGAAAGCCTCGGTGTTTCCTGCTTTGGCTTGGCATAGTTACAGGCTAAGCCTTACCAGCAGAATTTATTACTCCTCATTTACATGTCCATGAGTGTTTCATGTAACGTTCTTTAATCTGTGCAATGGTTGGATGTTCATTGCAACTATCGCAGATAATCGCCCAACCCATGTCCTGAAGAATCTGGGCCGATGCTCTAATGTGAGCCATGGCCTCTTCATTTGGGAATTCTTCCCACTCGTTATCCTGATTCTGAAAATATAACTTACCCACGTTTCACCTGCGGCTGCCAAGTACCATCCTTGGCTATCTCGTACCAAATTGGGTCGCATGGCACTTGTCCGCCAGGCATATCTCTAGTGCTGGATTCTGGACATCGCCACATACCGTATTGCTTACCTGCTTTGCTCGTTCCAGTCTTCCATATTCGAGCCCCATGTAAGCAACTCTCCTCTGGCGCAATGCCACCAAGCGATGATTTGACCATCTCGACTGCTGCTTCCATAGTCTGAACCGGTGCTGCAAAGGATTGATTCCACGGGTCAGATTCTACAGGGACCGGGACATATTCACCTGAAGTTTGAGCCATCTTAGCCTTTACCTGTTCGATGTTAGTCTTTACTTCCACGCCTTTTGCAACCTTTGTCATCTCCTCGCGAGAAGCGCGCTTACCTTTAGTCGCGTATCCTGCATTGGCTAAACTGCGGCCAAGGCTAGAAGTTTCTGCGTTCTCGCATGCAGAGGTTGCATTAACGCCACGGCCTTGTACTGTTTCTTCGGCTAACCCTGTAGCCCATGGGTTTATATCTGCGCTATCTCTATAAATTGCAGACCAAACTATGTACTGTGTTGGAGTATGTACTAGCAACTTTGTTTCTACTCGACCTTCTGGGTGGTCTTTCCAAAACTTTGCTAGGCGCTCTTCTACTGTCTCATAATCTTCCAAATTAAACATAAAGTTCATCCTCTTCTGTCGCAAGTTCGCAGGCTAAAGCCAGGTAGGCAATAGCGTCTAAATACGAGTCAATATGGGTTTTGGTTTCTTGGATTCTGGACAATTTAATCTCGACCATCGCCAGACATGCGTCGTAATCCGTAACTTCAATTTCAAAGAATTGTGTAAGTCGGGAAGCAATTCGACCTTGGTTAATCTTAGGGTGACCGTAAAACCTTCCTCGTTCTGAGATAACGTCTGTTGCAGTAAGTAGGATTTCATTTGCTTTCATCGCCCGACCTGCTCATAAACACGCAGTTCGCGATTACGGGCTATACGCCCTGAGATTTTGCCGTGTTCGTGGCCTTTGCCATAACCCAGTAAAAATCCAAATACGAGCCCTAAAGACCCCATTAAAACTAATGCTAAATCAGTGTTCATTTTGTCTCCCTTTGAGCCGTATCTCGGCTACAGGAAGAACATTACTAGAACCTAAAGCGACATCCACCCTTTTTAGATAACGAAATGATAACGATTTGTGACGGGTCTTCGTCTTCCATATAAGGGATTGCAATGCTAGCGGGGGCGTCCATATACCTTACCCTGGACGATAAACGTCCCGTTCTTTTCTATATTAATTAAATCAACTTGGACATTTGAGCCATGAACGTACATAATGGCAAAAGCCATCTGCCAGTTAGCCGAGCCTTTAGTATATCCAGCCTGCTTAAAGTCCATGAGGTTTCCTACCTCAACACCGTGTAGAACACGCCCTAAACGGCCCCCAGAGGCCTCTGTGAAGGCGCTACGGCCTGCCCTGTGAGTATGTCCCGAGATGACGTTCTTTCCGTGTCTACGGGCCGCCTCTAGGGCTGAAAGGCCACCTAGGTTCTTGATAGGCGTATGGTCGCCATGCACTGCTATCCAGCCTGGAGCGATGTTCATGGGGTTCTTATGGAAAGTAATGCCTAGTTCATCGAACTTCATAAACTTCTCGAATCGTAACTCGGGAAGGCTTAGAAACGATGGAATCTTCTTCATGATGATGTTATAAAGTCTATCTGTATGGTTGCTTCGGATGCAGTCAGTAACACCCAATTCCCAGAGTAGGTCGACGCATCGGTCACGGTCAGAGCCAAGAGTCTGCTCATAGGCTTGAGGGGTTCCCTCACTCCATTTAGAGATGGTTTGGAAGTCAATCTCGTCACCTATCGTAACTGTCTGGTCTGGCTTAAACTTCTGTAAGAATCGTGCAATGTTCTGAGTCACATGCACGTCCTCGAAAGGAACCTGCAAGTCGCTCAGGATTACGATTTTCTTCATCTAGTCCTCGTCGTCGTCCTCATAGGGGATATTGTCGATTCGATTAGGTAGTCCAGGGATAATCCAATCAGGAAAAGATTCACGGTCTCCGAGCATCCAGAAAGCATGAGTTTCTGAAAAGCCTGCTCTACGCAAAGATTTGTAATACTCGTTCATCGCTATGCAGTAAGCATCTAGGGCGCTGTAAGTATCTAAATCTATGACTGGTCGTTTCCTTGCCATAGGATTAGTGTTACTTACCTAACAGGTCGATTATGGTATCGACACGCGCTTCTAAGCGATTAACCTGGTCTTTAATACTTGAGCCGCCGTTGGGCTTAAGTTCTGCCAGGTAATACTTAACCAGGAACTGTAGATAAGCCGCTACGCCGCCTAGAACTGTAACTATGCCGACTGCAATAGCCGCAATATCTACCGCGCTCATTACTTCTTAGGTGATGCGTACCCGAATACGCCTGCTACTACCGCTCCTAGGATTGAGCGATAATTGAGTTCAAAATTAGAAGTAGTTCCCCATACTGCAAGGAACGCTCCTACTGAGATTACTACTGGATGCTTCATGTTCATATTGTCCCGCCTAACATGGGTATATTAAAGAACGAACCGTCTGTATCGCCCTTTGTAGTGAAAGAGATATGGCAATGATGCTTATGCGGATTGCTTCCAGAATACTTTCGCCAGCGCCAGCCCATGCGAGACGATGCAATTCTTCCGTTGAATATGACATATGAGATTCTTTTATCTCCGGCCTTGGCGCAGAGTCGAATCTGGTTAGCAATGTCTGGCATGAGGTCTGGTTTCGCTTTACCAGATACATCCCGGTCAACGTCGATAGCCCTAACCGTTGCGCTATCAGCGCTTGGAATATGGTCAGACTTACCACCTGCGACATGGCGAGCATCTGCGACCCACCCGTCACTGGTTCTATCTCGGTCTGGAAAACTATCGTCGAACTGCTCACGAAGTTGTTTTCCGGCTTTGCATAGTTTAGGACTCATGAAGTATCACTACATGGCTTGCGTCTGGGCAATGCCATTTTTTTTCATCGCTAAGAATTAGTTCTGTATGGTCGCAAGGAGCGGGAGCAATAAAAGCATCATCTATCGGGTCATAAGTATAGCCAATTCCTGCGTAGTTATAGCGGATATTGCCGTTGTAGGAAGTACGCACACAGATTTGACCTCTAAAGTTTCCGTACCAAGTCTCTGTGTCGAGTCCTTCAATAAGTTCAGTTTCGTCAATACCGACAATAACTTCAGTCACGATATTAGAATCATCTAAAAATGCGTAATGCGCCATTATGCCCAACTCACATTTCCTGTGCCAGCAGTAATTGTTGTAACTTTAAAAGAACCATCGGTTGCAGTTGAACCAGTCAATCCTGCGCCAATAGTTATAGTGTTTGCTGCCGGGTAACGAAGAATTACAATTCCTGAACCGCCTGCGCCGCCAACAGTTGCCGTGTTACCACCACCACCACCACCGCCTGTATTTACAGTTCCAGCAGTACCATTGCCAGAACCGTTAGAACCAGCACCGCCGCCACCAGCACCGCCTGCGCCACCAGCAACATCATAAGTTCCGCCGCCGCCACCACCGCCGCGAGTAACTGACGTTCCAGTAATAGAAGAAGTTACGCCAGCACCGCCTGCGCCACCGGTACTACCTGAGTTAGCGTTACCAACTGCATTAGCACCGCCGCCACCACCCGCGCCATTATTACCTAGTCCGCCAGCGTAACCTTGATTAGATGTACCAGAACCAACTGTACCGATAATGCTCGAGTTATCACGCCGACCACCACCACCACCACTTCCGCCATTAATTCCATTGTATAAGGCTCCAGTATTGGTTGTTGGACAAGCACCACCACCACCACCGCCGCTTGAAGTTATTGTTGAAAAAATACTATTATTTCCACTTGTGCCTTGTGCTGAAGTATTAGCACCGCCACCACCGCCAGCACCAACGGTTACTGTGTATAAATCATTAAATGCTAAAAATAAAGGAGTTTCTAAAGAACCACCACCACCAGTTGCAGTTACTGTGGAACGAAATCCACCCGCACCACCACCGCCATAAGAAGCACCGCCGCCGCCTGCAACTACAAGGTAGTTAACGGGTAGTCCACGCGGATAATTTTGTGCGGCTGCTATACCCAATAAAAGCATTAGGCAATATCTCCTACTACATACCAGGTATCGGTTGCCACTTTAATGCAAGAAGCAGCCGAAAACTGCGCTCTTAATTCTGGTGATGCTGGTACAGCACCAGTCGAGGAAACTGTAGTAGTACCAGGGGTAACCGCTTTAATAGTAGTTTTGCCTACGCCAGTTTGAATCACGTTAATTACTGAGCCGATTGGAAACGCTACGCTTGCGTTTGTAGGTAAAAGAAAGTCATTGGCTGTAGCCACATTCATAGTTACTAAAGTGTTCTTATTATCCGCTAGAACTACTGTGTAAGTGGCTGTCCGTGAGTTTAGGGTAACCTTGCCTAAAGCGCTGTCAAAGCCGTTACCAACTGTACGAATAGCGGCAGCGCCATCCTTAACCAAATCGGTATCATCTGGAATTGTGATGCCTAAAATTGCCGTGGTTGTCATGTGTTCTCCTTGTCAGGCTACTATTGTAGCGTTATTCCAGTCTAAAGTCGGGTCAATCGTGTTCCATGTCTCACCTGCTGGAACACCGTTCCATCTAAAAGCCTGAAGCGAATAGGCAACGGGCGAAACAATAACGGTTAAATCAAGTGCGTTAAATCGAGTAGTCCAAGTCCAACCTTCTACAAATCCCTGATATCGCCCATCGGCAATATTAAGTGGAAGGTCCTCTATGTCGAGGGGTAACCCCATAAAGATATTAAAGGCTTGGTCACGGGAAGCATCTGGAATATTAGGGTTAGCCATTGGAAAGGTAATGCTTTTAAATTGATATTGGGGAAAGGCTCGGATATCTAAATAAAACTCTGCCTGGCTTAGGGCATCCGCACCATCCTCAATGCTAGTTTGGATGTTCTGGGCTTGAGTGCCATAAGTCTGGATTGATTCTACATTTTCGGCGGTTTCCTGTTGCCCGTTCTTATAGGTAATCGTCACCTTGTTTCTTACATCGCCCAAGCGCTTCGATGTGGCTATACCATTTGCGTAAGCCCAGCCACCATCTACATAGGCGTAGCCATTGGCTTGAAGGTATTCAGACCTATGTGTAGAGTCTGCGTATCCGATACGGCCTGAAGCGTCTTCGTAGATATAACCTAATCCTGAGTTAGCAAGGCCAGAAACAAGACTGTAAACATCGGTAGTTGAAGCCGACCTAGCGGCTAGTTCATAGTCCCCTGGTCTGTCTATTTCGCCAAGGCCGGAGTTCTCAGCGTTTTCCCAAATTACCAAAGGTTCATAAGCAGCCCAGGTCTCTGCCGCTGGAACTTCATTCCACTGGTCAAAAAGAACGCCTGACAAAGCCTCGTAGATTTGGTCTCCGTCAAAGGCTTTATCTAATACCCCTTCTGTCAATGCCTTAGGTAACTTAGATAAAGCACCTAAAGCAGTAATGCTTACATTCTGGGTTATGGCTGGTTCACCGGTAGCCACTACGATATCAATATCTGAAATGTCCCCGCCGAAGATAGGGACATATGTGCCAGTCGAATCTTTTATTTTAACCACGATTGAATCATTGACATCAAAAGCGATAGCCGACTGGTCCAGGTTCTTAATAGTAAATCGGCAATAACCAGCAATAGGTTGCGAATAAATATCGCTACGGCCTGAAGTAATTACTAAGTCGGATAGGACTAGGTTTGTAACATCTCCTAGTCCATTAACCTCTACCGCCCAGTCTGGGTTCCATAAGGTCATACGAAGGCTGCGCTTCCCAGCGTACCTCTAGCCTGAGAATCGTTTAGGATGCTCACTATCTGCCGAGCGGTTGACTCTGTATCAATAGCCCCGTTAACTGTAATGTTGTTTGTAGTTCCCGCAAAAGAGCGTAAGCGGCGGTCTGAATCGTCAATAGCAGATATGGCTGAAGGCGAGAAGGTAGATGCTGTAGAGAAACTTGCTCCGCCTGAAGATGATGCCCCGCTAAAGAAGTTACCTACTGCTGAGCCTGCGCCCTTGATAGCGTCGATGATGCCCTTAATAGTGTTATAGATTTTAGTAATCTTATCTACGAAAGAAGCAAAGGTATTAATGAGTCCAGCGACAATATCGCCTAGAACTGTAAAGGCTCCGCCGAGAATCTTGCCTAAGATTGGGGCAAGGGTATCTCTAGCAAAAGTTGCGATAGCCCTCATAAAATTAAAGAAAGGCTGTAGTTCGTCGTTATTCTCTGCTAGTGAGTTTCTAACCGAGTTAAAGGCGTTACGCAAGCCTTGAAGGATTGGCTGAAAGATTTTAATAACCGGTCCTAATTTGTCCCCGATATTGCTAGTAAATGCTTCAATAGCAGGGATGACCCGTTCGACTATAAGGGTAACCATAGGTGTAATGGCGTCGAGAATATATGCGCCTACGGTTTCCTTGCCTTCGTCAAAAGCAATTTGAAGTCTAGTCAACTTGCCTTGGAATGTGTCCGCCTTGGCTGAAGCCTGGTTTTCAAAAGTATCTGCTAACTTGGCGGTAATGTCATCGAAACTCATGGTCTTCAGTTGCGCAGTAGTTAAACCTACGCCTAACTTGCCAAGCGATGCTGTCTGGCCTTCTGCTGCCTTTGCGAGAGCGTTAGTTACTGCCTCAAGGGACTTACCTGAACCTGCTGCAATATCAATCGCTACGGCCTGTAACTTCTGAGCCTTGTTTAAGTCACCAGTGGCGCGAGAAAGTCTTTCTAGCGATGGGCGAAGTTCATCGTCTGTAATGCCTACTGCTAAAGATGTCTGGGTTATGTATCTCTCTGTGGCGGCTATCTGGTCATCTGTAGCGCCTGTTACGTTTCTAAGAGTTAGCGCTAACTTAGTCTGCGCTGCTGCATCTTCGATTGCTGACTTAACGCCATCGATGGCTAACTTGCCTGCATAGGCTACTGCTGCTGCTCCTGCGGCTGCAAAAGCCAGACCAGCCTTTTTTCCAAAGTCTGAAACTTTGTCGCCAAAAGTTGCTACATCTTTATCGGCAGTCTTAAGATTCTTAGTAAAGTTATCGACGTCGGCAAGGAGTTTAAGCGTTAACGCCCTAGTACCTGTAGCCATTAGCCCCACTCCTTCAGAATCTTAGAAAATGATTCGGTCCATTTTGCCACTATCTGCGGTTGAATCTTTCGCAGAGTCGGATAGATAAACCAGCCCTTAGAGCCGCGGCCTTCACGGCCTGACCATACGGGGAACTGCCTAAACTTATTAGAACCGAATTCAGTACCGCCCCAGATATCTCTAGTGGTTGCCCCACCCGAGAATTTCTGAGATGCAAAGCCGTATGTAATTTCGCCTATGCGGCTTGATTTTTTGACCCTAGAGCCTTGAGCGATGCGGCCTGAGACTTTAGTGTTATTGCCCCTGCTAGCAGTTTGAATAACCTCAGCCCTAGCAAATTCAGCCAAAGCGCCAGATTGACGCTTGGCCTCTTCGTTAGCCTCTTCACCCATATTCTTTAACGCTTTGAATACTTGACGAAGTTCTGTTTGGTCAAGTGCTACTAATTCACTTGCCATTTCTTTGCTCCAGTATCTCTATAGCGGTAAGAATATCCTCGGCGGTTTGCCAGTGATTCATAGGAATCTGTGTGGTTATTGCCAGTTCAACTAAGAGTCGGCTTACGCTTCCTCTTGGATGACTTTTGGGTCTCCTTCACCTACTTCAACATCTGCGACTGACTCCATCCAGACATCTAGTGTCTTAGTTGGCTTGCCGCCTGCATCACGCTTCATTGCTGAGTGTGCTACATAAAGAATGTCCCACATTCCGCCAAACTGAGAAATAACCTTTTTAGTTGTCATCTCCCACTTGGCGTAATCAGGTGGACGAACCAGGTAAGTGGTTTCGGTTCCGTCTGTATATTTAATTGTTATTTGCTGTTGCATTGTTTGCTCCCGTTTCTACTGTTTAAGAGAAAGTCTCTGTGACTGCTCCGCGCTTGACCTTGAATGTAAAGTCTACTGTCTGGGCATCTGTTCCAGAGCCACCTGCTGTAGGAAATTCTGGAAATACATCAAAAGCAAAAACGGCCCCTGTAGCGGCTGTCATGGTGATTAGGATGCTGTTGTCCGGCGCTGTCTCTGCTGCTGTCCAGATGGCTTCGCATACTGAGTTAGCCTTACCCCAGTCGGCTAGCATTGAAAGTGCAAAAGAACCTTCGATATTAGTGGTCTTTACCTCTTCGCCATCGAGTGTCTGGTAGACCTCGCGTACGTTGGTCTTTGTTAGAATTGCTGAAGTCGCTTGTGCATCGATGTCAGTTCCACCTGTGAAAGTTAGAGAAACATCGCGACCTGTAATTACTGTGGTTGCCATTTTTATCCTTAGTTTGTTTGTGTGTAGTAGGTAGAAACTCTGATATCTGCTACCAAGACATTGGAAGGCCCGACCTGAGTTACTGTTGGTTTTTCAATTGCTCCGATTGTGTACCCTGCTGGGATAACCTTCAGAACGCTTATTAGTAATTGCTCGAGGTTGTCGAGCGATGCAGGGTTGCTGTTATAGGCAACCGCTACTGAGATGACTAGGTTAATTTTAGTGTGCAGGGTGGTCTTGCCAATAGTCTCTAATTCTAGGTAAGGAGAATCTGGAACCATAACCACGAAAGGAACCATAGGGGCCTCTGGGACGTAGGCGTACACATTGCCCGCAACGTTTGCAAAGGCTGTCGCTAAAGGCTGGCGAACGGTGTCTAGGATGGTTGAGGCTGGCATTACTGCACCATAGAGTCGGTATCGATGTAAGGCCCTAAAAGCCCTGATACACGGTTAAAGAGGCTGCGGCCTAAACGATATGGGCTCACGTTTGTAAAGTCGATTCCTTCAATCTGTCCGCCTGGAGCGATGCGAGACTGAAAGACTTCTACTGATACCGCTAGGACTGCTGACTCTACTGCGCTTACTCCGACATAAGTCGCTGCGCCTGAAAGGGTGGCCTTGCCTGAAGGAATGACGTTTCTGCCATCGATATCGGCATTAGTAATTGATACTGTAAAGAATCCGTTAAAGTCACGATAAACGCCGTCTACGAATACGCGAGAGTTTGAGTTCATGACATAGGTGTCGATGTCGTAATTGCTTGATTCTAGAATTGTAAAGGTTCCGTTAAATGGGGAGCCGCATCCTGTGATGACTACGCTCTGACCCTCTGAAAAATTGTTCTCGCCTAAGCAAGTGTAATAGGCAATGTTATCCTGGAGTTCTACACGGGATATTGGTGAAGCGTAAGTAACAAGCATAGGCAAGATAACTGCCTCAGCCGTGTCAATTACGTCTGTTAAATATGCGTCATTATAAAGGGATGTAGAGACACCAAGGATAGACCTTAGTTCTGCAACTGTAACGATTGAAGCCATCTCTACATCCTCTCTATTAAACGACTGGGGGAGCCACCGGGAGCAGCAGCCCCCCCATGATTAGTTATTTACTATGCAACCATGTAACGGTATGCGCCAGCAGCCAACTTAGTAGCAATTGCGCCGTAGCCGTAATATCCAACCTGGACCTGACCTGTTGAGATGAGGTTTGTCTGGAGTGATAAGCGTGGTGACTCGTACCATGTGTAAGCATCTGGATTAACAACGATAAGTGTGTTGTCTCCAAGTCCTGCTGTGTCTGTTAGGGCGCGTGATACGCGAAGGTTAAGACCTAGAAGGTTTCCGCGAACTGCGGTAGCCGTCAAAGTTCCGCCAGCGTTCTGTGGGTTAATTGTTTGCTGGAAAATTGGACGATTTGAACCGTCGACCAAGCCCATTAGAGCGCCCCATTGTTCTGGTGAGACTACGATGTTCTGAGCGAATCCGAGAGTACCCTTGTAAATAGATACTGCTGCATCTGATACAAAATCAGATACTAGAGCACCTGTTGTAAGTGCTGCGCGGTCTCCGCCGTTTGTTCCGCCTGTGATTAACGCGGTTCCAACTGCTGCATCTGTTGCCTTTGCGTATGCAAATTCCATCTGGCGTACGAGTTCAGCAAAGAACGCTGGAGACGAACGGTCTAGAAGTTCTAGTGAGAATGTTTGCTGTCCAATAAACTTTTGAACATTTACGCTAACAAACGCTGCGTTCTGGTCTGTCTCTGATGGTGTTCCGCCTTCAGATGCTACTGCAACTGTTGGAGCAACTGTAATCTTAGGAATCTCGAAAGTCATACCAGCATCTGGTAGCGCTCCTGTTGAGATTGAGTCAATAAATGGGCGGTCTGCGTTTGAGATGCCGTTAATGACTTCTGTTAGTTGACGAGTTGGTACGAGACCAGCGTTGTCTGTGACATCTGCTGCTGCTGCAACATACATCTTTGATTCGTCGTTGCCAAGTTGAGCGCGGACTGAGTGCTCGAGATAAGAAGCCTTATCAACGATTGGATTACGAACTGTAGTTGAAATGTAAGGTGCTGTTGCAGCCTTAACTTCAACCTTTGCAGCCTCTACCGTTTCT